TCTTTGTGGGCGCTCGGGGACCGCGCTCTTATATGCCATGCCGGATCGGGTATAGGCAATCGGCTGCGGGGAGAGGTTTCTTGTCCTCTCCCCGCCTTCGTCGCGGGAGGTTCCCCAACCGATCGCGACGAAGCTTTCCAGACCCTCGATCAGGGTCTTGTAGATCCCGGCTTCGGGTTTTGCCGCCGCCAGTCCCCTCCCGCCCACAGGGTAAGCGTATCCGCCGGAAAGCCCGCGCAGGCACCAGGTGGCGGCGGGGGCGATCTTGAAGGCGGGTTCGCCATGGTGGGTACGGTCCAACTCGTCTGCGAGAGCGGCACGACCCACTTCAGGCGCGCCACCCATAGTGCATCGGGCGGGAAGGGCGGCGATGGCCTGGCGAAGTCCATGGTTCTGCCACTGGTTGAAGTGCTGCGGCGGGATCACCCAGGTGGGCTCGAGCCTTCGGGTTTCGGCGACATACGAAGGGAGCTTAAAGAGCGCACTACCCCGGTGGAACCGCTCGGTAACGCTGCCGCCTGTTCCTTCGTGACTAAGCGCAATTTCGGCCGCAAGTTGCCCAAGAAGTGCTCCCGGCGTGCCTTCGGCAACAAAATCGGCGAGGACAACAGTACCTCCCCCTTGTCGTTGCAGCAGGACAGCCGTAACGAGTTCCCCGTCCGCTCCAGCCGCAACGTATAGGGGGCAGTCGTCCAGCACCCGTGCAGCCACAGCAATATGACGTTCTCCGAAATTGTCGTGGACTGGTTGTCCTGACCTAAGGAGCCTGGCGTAGGCGAGGGCGTTCGGCGCATCGATCCTCCCCCGAGGAAACGAGGTCAACTGGTCGGCAAAGGTTTTAAATTGTTCGCGGTCCCCGGCCAAGATTAGTTCACCGCTACTGATCAAGGGCTGCAGCGCGCGGATAAAGTCGAGCTTGCCGCGCGGCGCCTCGACCCCCTGGAGGGGCAAGAGGATACCGGCTTTCATCATCTCGTGGCGTAAGGGCTGCATCAGCCACTCGTTCAATCCGGTCTTCTCCACCGCGATCATCACCGGCTGGTAATGGCGGGCACTCTCGATGATGTCTTGGATGAGTTCGTCCGGCGACCAGAAGTGCCCGCCACACTCCCAGACGACGAGGCGGTTGCCAACCCACGACCACACCGCCTTCCCCGTCGTCGCCGAGGTCTGGGTTTTGGTGCGGGCGGGGTCGTACATGATATAAATAGCGTGCCACGAGCGCTCGATCGGCTCGAACCTGAGTTCCTCGCGGTGAAACACCCGGGCGGCATCCGAGTACGCCCGGCACATGAACTCCTGGTCGAAGGCGTGCATGTCGCCCTGGTAGAGGCGGCGGAGTTCGTCGATCCGGTCGAGGCCGAACTTCGCCGGCCAGGTAGCGAGGCGGCTGCCGTCCTCGGCCACGGTCTCGATCGGGAACTTCGCGCTCTCCCATCCCGCGACGTCGAGCTTCTCCGAGAGTGAGCCGTCGCCTCTTCTGGTGCCGAGCACCCGGATCCACGAGAAGACCGGCGAATCCAATGACGGGATGAGCGCCCGGGTGAACCACGTCCAGGTCTTGACCTTCTCGATCTCGGATCTCGATTCGTCCGCCGGCTCGACATCGTCGATGAGGACGGCGTCGGGCCGCCAGTCGAGGTGCTTCAGCCCGAGGATCGACTGGTCCCGCCCCAATGCCTGGATACAGGTGCCGTTCGAAAGGACGATCTTCGTTTCCTGCCACGGCTCGCCCTTGAGGCTCCCGAAGGTCGCCTCCAGCTTTTCATTCGTCAGGATCTCGTTCTTGATCGCCGCGAGCCGCTCGATCGCCCGGGTCTCGCTGGCCCCGACGATGAGGATATTGCGGTGCATCCGCATCGCCGCTCGCAGGATCAGCGTTTCCTCGAGGAGGGTGCTCTTGCCGAAGCCGCGGAACGCCTCGATGTTGCGGCGGGGCGCGGGGGACCAGATGCCAAGGACGCACTCCTTGTGCGCTGGCGACGATTCCTGCTCGTGGCGGTGAGAGAAGAGATAGGAGTGGGCGATCCACGGGTTTGCCAGAAACCGCCGGATCAATTCGGCGCGCTGCTCCAGGATCTTCTCCTCGGCGGCGCTCGCCATCCTCTTCTCCCTCGCGCGCGCGTGCGCGCGTGTTCCTTATAAATGGAAAGGCCCGGTGGAGGGGATTCCAACCGGGCCTTCCGCTCACCGCGCCCCTGGGGTTATAGGGACAAGGGGCTATGAGTATTCAGGCTTGACACGAGCAAGGCATACGTGCCAAGCGTGCCCTCTCTCACAAGGTAAGAACCCAGTAAGGCATTAATCCCGATGGCGCAAGAGGAAGTTGCCCCCGGCTTGACACGCGGGGCCATCGTCAGGCTGAAGTCCCTCGCCTCGCCGCCGATGGTGGTCACCCAACTCGCCCACTTCGACAGCCGCCCCATGGCCTACCTCGCGTGGGTCGACAAGAGCGACAATTTCCGCTCCTGCGTCCTCGCTTGCGACCTCCTCGAAGTGGTGCCGACGTGAGATCGCTGCGCACCAATCCGCTTCCGCAACGGCGCAACAAGAGCGCCGCCGATAAAGAAACAACCGAATTCGGCCGAGACGTGGAACTCGCCGCCGAGAAACCAAAACAAGACCATCTTCTTTTAGTATGGAGCGTGCCGGACAGACTCTCCGCCCTCCTCCAACGCCACGGCTTCAAGCCGACAAAGAAAAACCCGCAGCACTGGTGGCGCCTCTTCCAGCCAGAACTGGAGGCCGACCCCCTAAAGCTGCGCGAGACAACAAAACATATCCTCGGGCACTTGAGAGCCGCAGGCCTCGAATTCTCATGGCGACAAGTTCCCGCCACCGAACGCAGGCCCCCCAAACCAACCCTCAAGTATCCCACCGGGCGGGGAAACCCCCGCCCAAGCCCATCGACAATCTACGGAAAACAGGGAGAAAAAAGACCCCGAGGCCGGCTGGCACGCGAAGCCTACGACAGAGAACGCGCCGCGAGCGCAACCCGCCACTACATCAACAAGACCATCAAAGGTGCCTTCGCCATCAGCACCGCCCTCGCCATCGAAGCGCGAAAGCAGCAACGCGCCAACGCGGAAGCCTTGAAGCGCGAAGGAGAACTCGCTAAACAACTCCAGCAGCAGATCGCCCGCGAGCAGCAAGCCCGTGCCGATATGCTGGTAAACAGTACCCGGCGGCTACCTCCCGGTCCGCCCACGCCGACACCCCATAGCCACCCGGTCGCTAGGTCTACGGGGAACCCAGACACCACGCCGCCAGATCAGTTGGCGCAGGTCTGTCATCCGCCCGCGTCGCCTCCGCTAGAAACCTAGGGGGGGAAAGGGGGGGTGAGGAAGAAAGAGCGCGCCCTTATGTCGCGCTCCCCGCCCGAGGCGGAGCTTGCGAGCCGAGCGTATCTCCTATCGAAGGTGAAACCTCGATAGGGGAAACGGGGTCAGTCGCTGGCTACTTCTCCTGATCTGAAAGACAGAACCCCCTAATGAACAGCGCGGCGCTATGCTGGCGCCCTCCTCAGAACGCCGCGAGAGGGTTGCCCAATCATCATAGGTCAGCGCTGGCACCCAACGCCCGCCTGCCAAGGCCACGGGCCAAGCCGGCTTGCCACGGGCGCCCGCCTATCCTTGCATCCACTCAACCGTCCGCCAGCATAGCGCCGCCCGCGCCGGGCCGACGGCCCGCGATCGCAAAACTCCGTCCAAGACGGAAACGATCCAGACCCGCGCCCGCAAGCGTGCGCGCGCCACACGCACCAACCTAGACAGCGAATTTCCAAAACTCGCCGCAGCTCAGACGGGGGGAGGCCAGCGCACCAGCGAGCGCGGCCAGATTCCGAATGTGCCGCGAGTTCAGACGCACAGAGAATAAATCTGCGGCGCCCCCGCCCCTCCCCGCCGGCTTTCGCCGAACGGAAGCTCCCGGCCAAGGCGCGAACCGATCGTCGGAGATGCTGCGGCAGTGACACAACGTTCCGAACGATGCTGTCTTAGTTCCGCGTGTGGTGTCACGTGAGGTGACGGAGAAGTTTCACAGACGGTGACAGTTACGCAACGCCCGTAGCCTACCGGCACGGACGGGAGAGGATGGGGCACGGTCCGTGCATCCACGAGCATTAGCCTGAGGCGCTGCATGGGAGGGAGAGCGGTTGAAGCAGTTTGGCCTCTGAACGCCGCGCGTGCGCGCGCGCGGCTATTGGTCCGTAAGCTGTTGAAGTTATGAGAGAAGTGAAGAAAGTTCCGAGAATATGGAAGATTCTGCTTGCTTCGTCAGTCCGTCTGACTTACATTGAGGATGGTTATAGGGAGATTGGTGTGATGGACGCGACGAGAGAGACGAAATGGTTGAGCATCTGAAATCGTTTGACGCCAGCGCGGACATTGAGTTCGGGCGGGAGGAGGCGATTTACTGGTTTGCCAACGATTATCACGGCGGACAGGGAAGCGGCTTGTACCGGGCGTTGTGCGCCTCGGCGTATCGGCCTGGTCCGTTAGCGAGGAGTCCGCAGAGCGACTATGCGTTTCACATGTATGACGCGCTGGTCGGCAGGTTTGCCAATTAGTTTTAACTTCCAGAGCCAAGGGAGATTTGGCGATGACGATGAAGACGACACGGTATCCAGGGATTGGCACGGTTAGCCATGGGACGATGCGGTCGGAAGATTTGATCCCGGCATTTGGCGGCCATTTGGGTTACTTGATGGAGGGACGGCGGCTGACGCGTGAGCAACGCAAGCGGTATGGCGCATTGCTGAACCTTTGCTTTCGCCCGAAAGGTCGCGACGACGACGGTTTGGTTGACGCGTTGTTCGCCGCGTTGGACGAGTTGGCCGCACCTTACAGTTATTTCGGCGCGCATGAGGGCGACGGCTCGGATTACGGCTATTGGCCCTCGCTCGAGCAAGCGGAAGAGGAATGCGTGAAGGTCGATGCCGGCGATGAGTTGCCGCGCGGAACCGATGTGCTGATCGTCTCGGATCACGGCAACGCGACTTGCGGCCATGTCGATCGTCAGGGCGAGTTGACCGTTTATTGGGAGGTGGTGTGATCCTGGTGCCTTGAGGTGATGCGCATCCCTTCGTGGGTGCGCATACCTCAGCGCACCGCTGAGAACGGAAAGGGGATTTTCCGATGACTGACATTTCGGAGCAGCACAAAGCGTCATTCGCTAGCGTATCTGCTTACGTCGTATTGAAGGGCGGCGAACGCGTGGCGACGGTTGCCTTCAAGTTTCCGCGCGACGGAGCGGGCCGGCTTTACGCCTACGTACATTGGATCGGCACCGAGATGGTGCGCGGCCATGCGGGCGGTTATGGCTACTCCAAGTGTGACGCAGCGGTTAGCGTTGCAGCGAAAAAGCTACGCCCGATCCGCGATGCTGACTTCGCCTCTCGCACATACGCTGCCGACAAGGAGTTCTCGGACGCGTTCATCAATGCTCTGCTGCCCGATAATGGCTATTCATGGGACCGCCACCTGCGCGATGCCGGATTTGATGTTATGCCGGCAGTGTGAGCGGCGGGGAGCGCATGGAGGAACCGCATGAGCCGGAATCCGCTGATTGAGGCCAAAGGGCTAGAGGATGGCGCCCTTTATTCCAGCCAAGCCGAAGCTGAGTTGGCGATCCGCGAAGCCTTTGAGTGCGGCGATTTGAACTTTGAGGACGAGGTCTGGCTCGCGGCGGTGGAGAAGAGCGACCTCGAGGGAGAGGAGCGGATTCTGTGGCTGGTGATGCGCGATGCCACCTGACGCCAAGGAGGGCCGCAAGGCTGCCCTGGAACAGCGCCGGGTGCGCAACCTTTTGGGCCTGCCCGATCCGGGCGCCCACTCCACCGTGGTGCCGAACCTGAACCGAAAGTCGCCGCTCGAGAGAAAGATCATCGCCCAAGCGGCAAAAAAGACGGCCGAATTTGTCCAGGCCGAATTGGATACCATCGAGCAGCAGAGCCTCAAGGTCGACGCCGACACCTCAACCAGCGAGGTCGCGCTCGACAACACCCGGCACGCGCTGTTGAACATCAACCAGGTCTTGCGGAAATACTACTACGCCGAGGACGCTGGGCTCCTGGACGTGAAAAAAGACCGCTTGATCGTCGATGCGGCGAACCAGACCTTGAGGACATTAGCCAGGGTGCACGAGGCCTATCTTCGCGGCCAGAACACCGATCGCCTGGGGCAGATCCTGTCGGAGATTCGCAAGATGGAGACCGGGGAGAAATAGGCATGAGCGATGAGCGCATGAGAAGGCCCGCTTGGGCGCTGTGGGCGCTCGAGGCCTGCCGCCTCGTCGGCGCGATCATGCTCGCCGGGGTGGTGCTGAGCCTCATGGTCATGCTGTTCGGCCGATGAGAGGAAAGCCCGACCTGTCGCGGCTCGTCGGCGGCATCTGGTATTCGCCATCCGAAGCCGCGGTGCTCCTCGGCGCGGTCGAGGGCCTCAGAGCCGGCATCGCCGCTAGAGCCTCTGGGGAGGCCACAGACGAGGCTTTGCTCAGCGTCCTGGGATATACGGCCGAGCGGCTTTCCCTGCAGCTGGCGGCCCTCTCCTGGCCCCGGGACGCATCCGGGAAGGCACCCTACCCGGTATGACGATCCAAATAACCCAAGCACCGATTCCCAACAGCGCAACCAAAGAGCGCCCCTCGCAATGGCGCGCCAGCTGCACCGAACGGCATCCTGCACGAGACGACCTCGCGCAATGGCGCGTCATGCGCACTTGCCCGGGTGCTGGTCGCCCTCGGTACCCCCGACCAACCCGTCGAAGTGCGCGACCCCTACTCCGAGGGTCCGTTGCGCTGGCCGTCCCTCCACGCTCTAGCGCGCGTCTCGTACCGCAGCGACGGCACAAAAACGCGCTATAGCGAGTTTCGGCGCTGGGATGCCCGAGAACGAAGAGGCCGAAAAAACACCATGATATGCGGCGCCAGCGAGGAGGGGGGATGATGACCGCCGCGATGCCGCGCGTCGAGCCCTCGCCACGCACCAGGCTGCTGGTGGGCGTCCTTGCGGCAATCGCAACGTGGATACTGCTGGCGTATATTGTCTGTTCTATTATTTATTTGTTTGAAGGGCAGGGTGCGTGATGCTGAACCTTGCTGCGTTGTTGGTTATCGTCTTGGTGGTCGCGCTTCTCGGCGGCTTTTGGGCCAACCGGGGCGGGTGGGGTGGGCGCTGGGCCTATGACCGGGGGACCGCGGCATGGTACGGGGTGGGCGGCACCTTGTGGATTCTCTGTGCGGTCATCCTCGTGCTCGATTTGATCGGCTGGCTGTGAGGAGCCTGGAGGAAGCGCTGCACAAGGGCGTGGCGAAGCTGCTCTTTCACGCGCTCGAGCAGCCCTCGCTCAGCACTTGCTTTCCCAGTGGCGGCGGTGGCGCGACGAGAGGCGCGATCCTCAAAGCGAAGGGGCTCAGAGCGGGGATGCCGGACCACCTGGTGATAGCGCCGGGGGTCAATCTGTGGATCGAACTGAAGGTGCCGAAGGGCGGGCGGGTGGCCTTGGAGCAGAAGGCCGCCCATGCCGATCTGCGCGCCTTGGGCCACAAGGTCGAGGTCTGCCGCTCGATCGAGGAAGTGATAGCCGCGTTGGACAAGCACGGGGTCCCGCACCGGGTCCGGCCGGGCCGGGCGGCATGAGCGGGGTCTACGACTTCGCCGACATCAAGCGGCAATTCGAGCGACTGCTGAAAGAGGCGAATGAGACTTGCCGCTATGAGCGCTATTGCGTCCAAGGGGGCGTGCCGGCGTTCGCCTCGCGCGAATGCCCGCATTTGGAACGATGTCCCTCGGCCTCTCGGCGCCCTGAGGGTTAGAATAGCGGGATGCTGATCGCCACGGTCTTGACCCCCGACGGGCAGGGAACGCTCCTCAAGATTTACGTCGACACCAACAGTAAGGTGATGGCGCTGGTGATGGTGCCGTCGAAGAAGCAATTTATCGTCTACGCCATCGACCAGTTGACCTGGGAGGGGTGGATCACTCAGGGCCAAACGGACTTGTGAGCCGATGGTTGCCTCGAGGCCGCACGAGCAGCCAAAGGGCACGAATGGCTTGACGCCGCACCATCTGTGGCGGGCCGCGGTGGTCATCGTCGGCGTTCTCGTCTCGACCGTCGGGTTTCTCGTCGAGAGAAGACTCGCGGCGATCGAGGAGCAACTCTCGAGCCTCGACCACCGGGTCGACGGGGTGACCGAGGTCTCTCGCTCCAACGCCGACTTCTTGAAATACCTCTACAAACTCGAGGGCTATAAGTAAGATCAGCGGCGCGGGCCCGGGACGGTTCGCCATATCGACCATGCGAGACTGCCGGCCGGCTCCCCCGGAGACCACAGCGGCCGGCGTATTTTTGCTATACTCGTGCCGCCGCCTCCCTGGGGCGGCGTCGTCAAATCACCCCATACGCCTTGGCCGCCCTCAAGGGTCAATGAGGGCGGCTTCTTTTTCTAGAGCGCGAAGGGCGGCGAAGAGTAGACCGTGAGCGCATTGGGGCAATTGACGATCGAATCGGCGCCGACGAGGTAGGCGCCGTTGTAGACGTAGAGCGGCAGGGTTTCGTCGTTGATCGTCACCGTCTCGCCCTCGAGCGAAGAGATGAATTGCCCTAGAGCCGCAACCCAGCCCGGCGCGTCGCCGTTCTGGATCCCCCACTCGGCTATGGCAAAGCGGGCGCCCTTCTCCAGCGCGAAGGCAGCCGCCTCCTCGAGGCCGGGCAGGTGGTACTGGTTGAAGACGCCCAAGCCGCCATCAGGACCGACCGGGCCCATCCACCCCTGATAATAGACGTCGACCGCGACGATCGAGGGCCGGTACTGGCCTTGGGGCCAGCATTCCTGCCACACCGGGCAGGCGAGGAAATCCTGGTTGAGGTTCCACACAAGTTCGCCCGGGAGGATCGGGAGGACGCTCTGCGCCATCTGGTTCCACGCGGCGACAAAGTCGGCGGCATAGGTGCCGGGAGAGGAACCCGGGTAGTCGTAGCCCCACGGGTACCAGTCGTTCCTCTGCGCGATGCCTTCCCACATCAGGCGCCAGAGGACGCGGCCCTGGACCGCGCCGAACTGCGAAGCGGCATTGGCGTAATGCTGATTGAAGGCGCCGGTGCCGGCCTCGGCCAGCGAGCCCGAGGATGGCGGGAACGCGCCCAAGGGAATCGCGAACCACTGCTTGGCACCCGGATTGGCGATAGAGTTGGATTGCTGCGCGACCTGCCCGCTGTAGTAGGCGTCGCCGCCGAACTGCGTCCAGTCGCCCTGGATCCCGATGCCGTTCGCCATGACGATGCAGTTCTGCGCGCCGGTTGCATCGATGGGCGGGCGGGAAAGAAAAGCCAGCCAGTAGTCGCTGTCGAACGCCTGGTTCGTCGGACTCCAGGCGCCCTGCAACCCGGCGACCGGCAACCCCGGGATGACGGTTGCATCCGTCGAGTCGTTGACGGGCGGGGTCACCGGCGGCGCGACGATCGCCCAGCCGGAGGGTGGCGGCGCCATCTCGACCCCCGTGCCGTCTGCTGAGGGCCTGAGGATATTGCCGCCATAGCCGAACGTGACGGTGCCGTCGGGGTTGGTGGTCTCTTCTATGTTTCCGGTCGACGACGCGTCGTCCCACGGCGGCGAGAGCCAGAGGCTGCGCCCGTCGAGGCCGAACCAGCCGAGGTTGTCGGCGGTGAGGGCGAACGAGTTGGCAAGCTGCTGGTAACTCCAGACCTGGCCGGGTGCGCCCGAGAGCGGCAGCAGCTGGACGCCCTGATAATAGACGCCGGTCGCCGGATCGGGCGCGCCCGCGGCGAGCGCCTGGCTGTAGTCGAGCGCCAGGGTCTGCCCATTGACCTCGTAGGTGATGCACTGGCTGGTAAAGGTCATAGCGCGATCTCGCCTTGGTTTTTGTGGGGATGGCCGTCGCTCAGGGTTCCATGCCGGAAGCCGTTTAACCGAAACGATCCGCCATTCGGCACCATCCCTGGTTGGTTGAAAGCGTTTCACCTCGTGGAATAGCTACCGGCGCGGTCAGCTGGCTGGTCGCGGACAAATACCCCGTTTTCCCAAATGAGGGGAACTTGGCCGCCCGATGCGCCGTAATTGCTCTTAACGGTCTTCAACACCAGCCCCTTGCCGTCGTCGTGCAGATAGACCCGGGAGCGCACGCTGTTGTTCCAGGTGACGCTGCCGCTTTCCCCGCTGCCGTTGGCTCTTCCCGTAAAGCTCGGGTGCTTGGTGATGACGACGCAGCCCTCGAGCTTCATCGCCAGCCGGCGCAGAAGCGTGATGTAGGCGCTGACCTGTTGCTCGTCGTTCTGGTTGCCGCCGAAGGTCGCGGTCGCGGTGTCGATCACCACGTACTGGATGCCCTCGTGCGCGCAGAAGTCCCAGACCGCCTGGAAGAGCGCAGTCGCCTTCACCCGCCACTCGCGGCGGTCGAACACCACCAGCAGGTTGTCCTGCCCGACCCGCGGCTGCAGCATCAGGCCGCCCTCGCAGACGTCGGTCATCGTGCACAGGAGGTCGTTGTTTATGCTCTCCTGCCGCCGCCACAGTTCGTCCTCGTCGTCCTCGCAGGAGATCATCAGCCCCCTGCCGCCGCGCACCGGCATCCCCAGCCAGTCGCGTCCGAGAGCGGCGGATGACAGAAGCTGTTGACATATAAGACTTTTGCCTTTGCCGCCGTCGCCACTCATCATCACCACCGTACCCTTCAATGCCATGCCCTCGACCATCCACTCGCGTTTTGGTGGAGCCCTTCCTTCCCAGCGTGACGGGTTGATGACAGTAAATAAATTTTTAAATACTTCGCGCAGCACCGCAGCCACAGGCATCCCCTCCCCTGACCAAAGGCAAACACGTGACGGTATTTTGACGATGCTATGGCTTGGGATAGATCTTCCGCAAGCGGGCAATTACGAATTCTGAGGCGTAAGGGTGGCGTAATCTCAATTGCTCGTCATCGAGCGTCGGCGCCGTTGACCACAGCCAAAATAGCGTCTGCTCGTTCGACCATGAGGACTGCACCAGCCGCTCACGCAGCAGCGCCACCTCCTGATGCTCGACCCCGGGTTCGGGCCAGCCGAGGAGCGCGTCCGCCACAAGGCGGGGCCGTTTTCGCGTCGTCGGGACCCAGTCCTCGCCGAGTTTCTTTTTCGCCTCGGGAAAGCTGAGCCCCTCGATCTTCATCAGCCAGTCGAGCGCGTCCCCGTGGGCTTCGCAAGCAAAGCAATGGTAATGCGCCGGGTCATCCCCCGAAGCGTCGTAGACCGCGAGCGAGGGGTGCTGGTCGGGGTGGAACGGGCAGAGGCCCCAGTGGATGCGGCCGCGTTCCTTGAGGTCGATCCGGGCGCGCACGAGGTCGGAGAGTTTCATCGCTAGCGCGTATTTTAGGAATCCATCAGCCGGTCGACCTCGGCCATGTGGGCGTCGATCATCGCCCCTTTGATGCTGTCGCGCATCTCCGGGGGGAGCTTCTCCAGCTGGCTCGGCGGGAACGGCCGGCGATCGCTCTCGACATCCCAGATGAATTGACGGGTCACGCCCAAGAGCCGCGCCAGCGCCGCCATCGTCATCCCCGCCGCCTCCCGGGCCGCGCTCACGTCCTTGCCGATCCTCATGGCCTTTATCATAATCACCAAAAAAAGTCTGTCAAGCCGCTTGACATGTCAGTCGTCATGATTTACATGGAGGCCATCGGGATGTCCCGACGATGAGGAGAACTTTCGATGCGTACATTTCTTGCTATCGCCGTTGTTGCCGTCGCGCTCGGCCTCGCTGGTCAGGCCCAAGCCCAGTGGATCGGCGGCCAGATCGGCAACTTCACCTTCTGGAGCAACGGGTCGACCGGGCAAACGGTGACCTGCACCCGGGTCGGCAACTACACCTTTTGCAACTGAACGAGAACCCGGCGCCGGCGGATCCGGCGCCGCTTCTCCTGGGGAGATAACCATGGACGCATTTTTTACCCTGTCGGACCTCTTGAGCGAGATGCACGTCGAGCTGATGCGCCGCGAATGGACCGACGACAAGATGGACCGCATCAAGGAGGCGAGCGATTTCCGCGGGAAGCTGTGGGACGCCATCGCCGCCTACCGCGACTCCTTCTGCGAGAAGGTCATCTAGCCATGCCGCTCGGACTGTCGGCGCACTCGCTGGAGCAGCGCAGGAAATACGTCATGGCCGGCGATACCGCCGATCTGATGGCGGGCAACTGGAAAAAGGTCTGGCGGCAGAAGATGGGGATCGACGGGGACGACGACCTCTCCCGCGTTCTCGCGGTGCAGCTAGGGAGCATGACCGAGCCGCTCAACCTCTTCTGGTGCGAGCGCGAGACCGGGCGCGAGGTCGCCTACTGCACCGACAACCCCTTGATGGCGGCGATCTGGCAAGACCTCACCGGGCGCGAGGCGCTCCCCGAGATGATGACCAGCCAGGACTACGAATGGCTGGCGTGCAACCTCGATGCGCTATCGACGACCTCGAAGGGGCACCAGTGCGTCCTCGACGCCAAGCACGTCGGCAAGGCCGACCAGGCGATGATCGAGCGCTACACCCCGGCGATGACTCACCAAGCCACAGTTATGGGCACTGACTGGTGGGCGCTCTCGGTGTTTATCGGCAACTCGAAGTGGCTGCTGGTGGAACAAGAAGTTGACCCGTTCTACCAGGGTGAGTTGATCGCCACGACGCAGGAGTTCTGGCAGTACGTCGTCGATGGCAAGGAACCCAAGGACCGTAATGTTGCCGCAGTGCCCCCGGAGCCGCAGAAGCCGCTGCGCGTTGTCCAGTTGGACGAGGCGTTTCGTGACAGTTTCCCGAACTGGGGCCTGGAGATGGCGACATATATGGGCGACTTCGCCAAGACCCACGCCGCCGCGACCGCGCACGCAGTCAGCCGGGAGAATATAAAAGGTCTGCTTCCAGAGGATGTTGGCCTCTGTACCCGAGACAACGTCTCGGTGACCAGGGACCGCCGCGGCATCACGATTTCGCTGAAGAAAGAAAAGCCATGAACCCGTGGGCGCAGTGGTGGTCGGATCTCGCCCTTTATCTCACCGGCGTCTTTGTCACCGCTGCGGTGGCGGCGGCGATAGCCATCCTCATCGCCGACGCGGCGCAGAGGAACTCAGCCAAGGAAAAGCAAGATGCCGATTGAGCGTGAAGAGTGTCCGAAATGCGGCGGCGAGGGTGCCGTCATCGGCAAGGAAACCTGCGACCAGTACGGCACCGTGCATTTGGATTGGATCGACTGCAACCGCTGCGGCGGCGAGGGTTCGGTCGAGATCGAGGAGGAGGACGACGAGTGAAACGGCTGCCGATGGAAATCGACGAATTGGCTGATGTCATTGCGGCATTCAGCGACCGCGAGCCGCGTCTCGGTTATGCCGCTGATCTGATCCTCGCTGAATATTCTGTGCCGCGCAGAATGCTTCAGAAACTCGCGCGAAACTGGCTCATCGAGGAAATCGACCGGCATCGCAACCTCGAGGCTTACGCCGAGGAGGACGACGAGTGACTTGCTCTTGCCCGCCCCACTGGTGCTATGCCCGCAGCGACTGCCGCTTAAAGCGCCCGCAGCTTCCCCGCGGGAAGAAACCGACCTCGCATCTCGGCCTCGAGCCGATCGGCACGCTGCGCCTCAAGTGGCTCAAGGAGCGGCACGACATTATCACCGCCGAACTCGAAGAGACTGAACTGACCATCACCGAGCGCCGCTCCCGGCGCAAGGCGCTAGCGGCCATCGACGCCGCGATTGAGAAGAAGGAGAACTGACGAATGACCAAACCGCAAATTATGTGGTGGGACAATCCATTTGATTTTGAACAACGAATTATGCCGGAACCGAATTCTGGCTGTTGGATTTGGGTCGGTGCGGTTACGGGCGTCGGTTATGGGCAGTGGAAACCATATACGGGAGCGAAACGCTTAATGGCGCATAGAGTAGCCTATGAATTGTTTCGCGGCCCAATACCAGATGGGTTTGTTTTAGATCACATATGCAGATTTCCGTTATGCGTTAATCCGTTTCATTTAGAGATCGTAACACAACAGATCAATACGCTTAGAGGAATTGGTCCCACTTCAAAGAACGCAAAGAAAACGCAGTGTCCGAAAGGACACCCGCTAGACGGCGACAATCTTTATATGACGCCAGATGGCCGCCGGAATTGCAAACAGTGTCGTTATGAAAGCGTAAGGAGGTATCAGTGCCACAGTTAAGATCATCCAACCTCGCCAGCGCTGACTGGCAAGCCGACCCCAACGACCCGGGCATGGGGGCCTTGACCATCACCTTCAAGTCGGGCTCGACCTACCGCTACGACGGGGTCGACGAGGCCACATACTCGGGCCTCCTTGCTGCCGGCTCGCCAGGGTCGTACTTCGCCGCCGTGATTAAAGACGGCTACCCGTTCACTCGCCTCTCATAAGGAGACACACGATGCAATCGCAAAGCTATGACCCGGACACCGGGGAGATTTTAGGATCGGTTCCGGCGCCGCAGATGCCGGGTTCCATCGCCAAGGCCATCGTCGCCGTCATGTCGAAGATGAAGCAGATCGGCTTTGACGAGAAGAACCCGCACGGCGGCTACGGGTATGTCTCGGTCGACAAGTTCTACGACCTCGTCGGCCGCGTCATGGCAACGGAGAACCTCTTCATCCTCATCGACGAGGTGGCGTCCGAAGTGCGCGAGGGCGGGCGGGGCAACCCCTGGCTCTTCGCCCGGTACGAACTGCGCTTCGCCCACGCCTCGGGTGCGCTCTCGCCGCCGCTGCGGCGCTCCCTGGCGCAGCCGATTTCCGGCCCGCAGACCTTCGGTGCCGCTCAGAGTTATGTGGAGAAGCAGTTCCTGCGCCAGGTGTTCAAGATCCCCACCGGCGAGAAGGACGCCGACACGGTGGGGCAGGATGATGCGCCGCCAGCACGGGCACCGCGTCCCGCCGCGAGGTTCGAGCGTAATCCGCCGCCGCCGCCGCCCCCACCGCCGGAAGCGCCGCGCACCAACGGCAGCAGCGCGCCGGCAACCGCAGACGAGAGGGCGGAGCTGCGCGACGAGATCAAGCTGATGCGCGAGGCGATCGACAAGGCTGACGAGACGGGTCTCAACCTGATGCTGGAAGAGATCGACAAGGCTGATGAAGCGGGTCTCAACGCGATCCTCGATTCGAAAGACATGCTCGGCCTCTGCACCCGGCTGCGCAAGGTGCTGGGGGGCGACGTGCAGGTGAATCAACTCATCAGCCGCATCGAGAAGCGTAAGAAGTCGTTCGAGATGCAGGAGTACGAGGTGTGAGCGAATGGTATTCGATTGACACCGCACCGCGAGACGGGACGAGCGTGTTGCTATGGGCAGACCATAGCCATCTCGCGTATCCCACGCTTCGCGCCTTGGTCGGTTCCTATCGACGCGGGTGGTGGTCCGATGGCCCAAGCTCATCGCCATTAACCGCCACGCATTGGATGCCGCTGCCAGAACCTCCGATAGGATGTCTGTAGTGACCCACTTCACCACACTCGGGTTTATCGACCCGTTCGACCTCTTGTGCTCGATGAAAGGACGCCTCGGTGAGTTCCAGGGAGCCGGCTTGCGCATTCTCCATCTTCGCGCCGCCCGCAAATCGGCCCCGGAGGAGTTCCTCGACACAAGAGAAGCCACCCGCTGGCCCGAGTACCGGGCTATCCTCGAGCGGGTCGCCGCCGAGGCCAGGTCTAAGTTCGGCGCCGAGATCGAGTTCGCCCGCTGCTGGCTGGAGATGCTCGACGCCGGCACTGGTGTGCGGCCTCGGGTGGATCGTAGCGCTTATGCTCTGGGGCACATGCGCCTTGTTTACGGCCTGCGCTGCAATCCATCATCTTATCTCTGGTGTCCTCCTGAGCAGCGGGTTCTGAACGCCGGCGAGATCCTCTTGACCGCGCCGGCGCTGTGGCACGGCGCGGTCAACATGGGCGAGTTCTCGCGCATCCACCTGGTGATGGATATCGCGATCGCGCAGAAGGAGACGTTCGACGGCCCGCTCGACGCGATGGCGCTGGTGCGCGAGGAGGAACTGGCGTGAGCGACGAGCGCTTCACGGTCAGGTGGTTCGCCACCCGCGGCATGCTGCCGGCGCTGATGACCGGGTACGCGGTCTATGACGGCAACCGCCGCATCACCATCGCTTTTAAGACGCTGGCCTTGGCCGAGCAGCGCCGCAGACGCATTGCCGAGATCTACGCCCGGTATGGATGGAAGCAAGAGAGATGATCCTAGATCTCGATCCCCATCGCAAACCCGTGGCGCTGCAGCTGCGGCACGTCCTTGGTCAAACGCTGACCAATATCATTCCGCCAAAAAGCTCCAGACGGCATCGAGAGTTGATTGATATGCCCGTAAGCCTGACGCCGCGCCGCATTGACCGTTGCGCCCTGCCCGGTGACGATCGCCACGTAGTCGCCGGCCGAGACACACATCGGCGCGGTCTTGATCCCGCCGCCCCGGCCCTGCGGCGCCTCGCCCAGCATCGCCTGGGCGAAATGCACATGGCTCATCAGTTTCGGCGAGAGACCGTAGATCGGGACGCCGATCACCTCTTTTCTCGTCGCATGGCTGTAGGGGAAATCGGGCAGCGCCAAGACGATGCCGCAGACGATCTCGTCCAGCCTGTGGACCCGCTTTGGCGGACGGCCAGTGGCGAGGCCGTGGAAGAACTCGACCATGTCGCAGTCGAAGGCGCTGCATTCGAGGTTCATCGCCGGCCAGCCGCATCTGCTCGTGGCCTCGAGCGGCCAGGGTGTTCCCTCCTCGTCGACCATGACGCTGATGTCGATGCAACCGACAAAGCCGGCGCGGTGCAGCATGGTCTCCAGCGGCTTCAGCACCAGGTCGGCGAGTTTCGACTTTGTGACCCAGCGCGACACCGTGCCCATCTCGCCGGTCTGCCCGTTCCAGCACGCCTTGCCGTTACGCCGAACGAACAAGACGTGAGACGAAACTGTGGCGCAGTAGACCGTGCCGTCATAGGCAACCCGGCGGCAATATTGGGGACGCAGCCACGCCAGCGCATTCGACGAAACGCTGACATCCCAAGAGATGGTTCCCTTGATAAGGTGACCGGCCAACAACCGATCGGGATCGCCTCGCCGGTCACGCTCACGCACGATGCCCGCCATGCCGATTTTTAACAGCGCGATCTGGATATCGTCAGCCATTCCGCGGCTGGCGGTCGTATAGATCAAATGTCCAGATCGTGTCGCATCGAGCGACAAACCATCGAGGAAGGCCCGGATCACCGCGGGCGGTGCCGCCATAATCTCGGGCGGGATGCGTTTATCAACTGCCTTCGGATAGATTTTGAACAGGTCGACCAAGGCGGTGCTGTTGATGTAGATGTCGCGTCCATAGCGATGCGCAGTGTAGCCGCAGTCGAGCGCTGCGGCTCGAATCACTTCCTCCTTGTGTGGTGGACAATTGCCGAATTGCACCGAGCCTTTGCGGCAATAGCCGTCAGCGAGGAACATGCCGAGCAGCCGCGCGAATTGCGGCGAGGGATGATCTCGTTCTCCCCACGGCTCAGTGAGCGACCAGCCGGCAGTGCGCAGGACAGCGAATTTCTTCTCAGGCGTCGACCGCGCCACGGTCTCTGCTGGAAGATGGAAAAACTCAGGCTCCCCGCGGCGAATCGTATCGCGATCGGCGACGTACATCTGATGCCCCGGTGTCACCAGCATGTCGATCCGGTTCGACTGCCAGCTAATCATCTCGCCTCGGAACGGCGCGGCGACCAGTTGGCTCGGCCGCTCATAGGTGAGAGCGCCATCGACCAGTGTGGCGATCTTGTCGCTAGCAACGACATCCGGCCAGAACTTCCAGCCCGTCTCGGTCAAGACCTCGGTATCAGCCGAATAGCAATTTGGCCCGAGGTTGCCGGACATCAATTTCTTATGTTCCCAGTTTTCCTCCCACTCGGGGACAAAGCCGGCGGGCCCGAACCACGCGCCGACCGCGAACTCGACCCCGTCGATCTTCTCCTGAAGGATGAAGGCCTCGCCGGTTCTTTTTCCTGCCCGCTTCCACCTCTCCAGCATGTAGACCAGATCCTCCGGGCTCTTCGCCACGTAACTCATCGCCTTGTCGTCGCATTTGCCCGAGGGCTTGGAGACAAACGGCTCGTCGTGGCGCTTCACGTATTGGATCGCGCTGTCGTAATCGGTGAACTCGCGGTAGGGCGGGACGGGAATCCCGCAGGCGCGGAAGACCGCCATGCCGCGCGAGCGATCGCTCTCCCACGATTCGCATTCGACGCTCGAGCCGACGATCAGCTTGCCCTGCTGACGCCAGCGATCGAGCTCGGCTTGGCGGTAATCATTGCCGCCGACGATGACGAGATCGGCCCAGCGGATGCCGGCGAGGTAGTCGTGCTCGCGCTCGACAAGGCCACGGCCGATCGGGTTGTTGTGCTGGTGGTAACTCGAAAGGCAATAACGAACCTCGTGCCCGTTGGCTTTGGCACGAATCGCGAGGTCGAGCAACCCGTCCGCGCTCTTCTCGATCAGCAGGACTTTCAAAACCCGAACTCGCGATGGAACCGCCGACTCTCTGATCTGAGTTCCTGGGGGTGCGGACGCTTCGCCCGTGCCGCAGCCGCCGCATCCGGCAGGCTGATGCCGGCAGACGACGACAGCGCCCGCCTCCAGTTCGTTAGATCCTGCAGCGGTGGCAGCAGAGTGCCGGCGGCGTGCGCGCCCGACTGGATCAGCTGCTGCCAGGCCGGCAGCTGGGTTCCCCGGATCGGTGACGGGCTATAGGGGAAGTTGCGGTTGGTCGTCTGGCTGATCGCCTCGGCGATAAACGGGGTCGGGGTGATGATCGATGCGAGGCCCATCCAGAAATCGTAAGCCGCCTGCCCCATGTCGCGTTTGAAGGCGAGGTCCTTCGCCACCCGGTAGATATTTGCCGGGATACCGGCGGCACCGGGTACCGTGACGTGGGCGTAGGGATTGCCGGTCGCCTGCTGGACGACATAATTGAGGCCCTCTTGAAGGATGGTCGACCACACCAGGAGGGACCCCATGCGTCCGATCGCCTCGATCCGGTCAGCCATCGGGATGCCTGCTTTGGTCAGCGCCCGGTAGGTGTCGCCCAAGGTGTTCCCGATCGCCCGCAGCTTATTGTAGTGGTAGCGCCCGAAGACCGTCACCGTGCGGTCCTGCATGATCCGCGAGAGGACGCGCGCGGTTGGTTGCGACAGCTTGAGCGAGCCCTCGCCGACCGACGCCGGCACCCGGTAATCGGCGATATGGCGCTCGGCCTGCCTCACGGCTTCCTCGATCGAAAGGTTCTTCGTCTGCATCAATTCGCGCACGCGGGAGAGCAGCAGCATGTCGTGGAAACCCCACATGACTTTCTGCGAGGCGTTCCAGATCGCCTGGCCCATCTGCTTGCCGGTGTGCCAGATGCCGGTCGATTTCGCTACGGCGTCCATAAAGGGCAGGCTGGTCATGTCCGTGTGGGCGCGGTTGACGAGGGCCTGATAGAGCAGCCGGTTCTCGTTGGAAGCGCCCATCAGTGCGCCGCCCGCCCGCATCACATCGTGATAGAAGGGCGAATCCCGCATCACGTCGCGAAACGCATCGCGGGTGTGCCGCACCGCCCCGGCGTAACTCGCCGGGTTCCACCACAGATTGCCGCGGCTGAGCGCGTAGTCCGAGGCAACGTTGCGCATGTGGCCCAAGGGATTGAGGAACAGCGCCGAGATCGCGGCGTGAGTGATGTCGCCGATCCAGTGAAAGACGCCGGCAACATCGGTGTGGACGATCGATGGCGTGCGGTGGAAATCGTCAAAGGCGTCAGCGAGGCGCTTCTCGAAGAAGGTGCCCCTGAGTGCCGGTATCTGCGTCTCGCGCATGCCCAACCGCCGCGCGGCTTCGCGGTCGGTTGTCGCCAGTCCCTGGTCTTTCAGTTCGGGCAGAACCTCTTTGTCGAGGAGATCGAAATTCCGCCGGGCGATATCGAGCTGCGCCATGTTCTGCATCGACGCCAACCCGGGGTCATGCAGGTAGCGCTGGTCGGTGTTCTTCTCGATCTCCTCGGTGGTGGCGCGGCGCACCTCGCCGATCTTGCGGTTGTCGCGGCCCGCCTGCGTGGTGATGCCGCCCGCCCCGTCGTCGTAGATCGGCGTGCCCGGCTTCAGCGGCTCACCACGGTAGATATGTCGGCGACCCGCAGCATCCTGCATGACAAACCACTTGCGGGTTTGCATCGAGGAAGTGGTGCGGCGCAACCCCTTGACCCCGAGGAAGGGGGCGAAGGGGTGCTGCTCGCCGCTGCGGTTGACCCGCATCCGGTGGAGATAGCCCTCGGTCAGGTCTTCGAGGGTATCGGGCGGCACGCTCTCGAGGACGCCCTTCGATTCGAGATAGGCGTAGTTCTTTGCCGCGCGCTCGCGCATCGGCTTGATGAACTTGTCGGCGAACGCCTTGGCCTCGCCGTCGATGGCGACCGGCGGCATCCCCGGCTGCCATTCGAGGTAGCGCTCGACCTGCAGCTTCTGCTCGCCGGTGAGTCGCGGCATCCGTTGCATCATCTTTAGCAGCTTGTTCTTGTAGGATTCAGCCCTCGTCCAGCTTTTGAACAGCTTGTCCTGGGTCGAGCGCATCGCCTCGAGGCGCATTTTCTTCACCGGGGCGCTCTCGTTGGCGTCGCCCTTTGGCGGGCGCGGCTCATCGACCGTTGCCCGCACATCGCGGAACATGCCCGGCCCCTGCGGCGGCGGGGCAGCTGGTCCGACTTCTGAGCCGGGAACACGCGGCGGCACCGCTGGCGGGCCACCGCTTTCGGCAAACGGGCGAACGGCAGTCGATTGCCCGATGCGCGGAACCTCGCCTCGAAGGATCGGCGGCTCGACCCGTCCGCCGAATGCGTCGGCCCGCAAGCGCCCGCCGATGCGCGGTATCCGAATTCCCGAGGACATCGCACCGCCTGGTGCGGCGCCGGCAAGGTAAGGGAGCGTCACGTCGGCGATTTCGGGGATGCGCCCGGTCAATTCGCCGCCCGGACCAACACCGATAAGCGGCTCGGACGGCTGCTGCGCCGTTTTCTGCTCTTGCTGTGCCTGCTCGATGTCGGTGGTTGCCGGCGGAACGAGACCGCCAGCGGTCATAAACTTTTCCTTGGCGTACTCTTGCGGCGTAATTACCCGCGGCGCCGGGGCCGACTGCTCACGGGTTCGCAAGATGTTGTCGAGGAGCGGGCTCCCGGTCGAGCGGGTCGGGGCGGTGAGGAACTGCCGGCGTTCCTCGGGCGACATCGGGGTCAGGGTTCGCGTCGGCAGCGGTGTGGGACGCGGCGGCTCGGCCGCCTGCGCGCTGGAGATCGGGCTCAACTGGTGCAGCAGCGTATTGAGGAGGCTGTTGCCGGTCGAAGCCTGACTGACAGCCGGGGTTGGTGGAGTTGTGGTCGGCGTCGCAAAGCTAGGTGATGGCGCGGGAGGCTGCTCGGCTGCGGGAGTTGGCGGTGTCGGCTGGGGCGGCGGCGTCAGCGGCCTGACATCGACTTGCTGGCCGGGTTGCAGCTCGGGCGCGGTCTGCGGCAATTGCGCTTGCGGGGTCGCGCGCTGCAGCGGCTTCAGGTCGAGCGGCTGTTGTTGCGGCTGCGCAATCCCCAGCACGTTCGACAACATGATGTTGTCGAGGAGGCCGTTGCCGGTCGATTTGTCCTCGCTCGGGTAGTGCGAGGCCATGAGGTAGTCGAGAAGGGCGTTGCCGGTGGGGTCGCCGTAAGCCTTCTCCAGCCTGCCCAGATGGAGCGTGCCGCCTTCGCCGCTCGGTTCCCCGACCCAGCGGTGTTCGCCGGCTCTGAGCCCGTGCCAGATATCCGGGGAAAATCCGCCATGCGCCTTGGCGTAGTCGAGCGCGTAGTCGATCGACTGATAAGGGTCTCTCGGGTTGAGTCCTTTCTGCTCCATCTCGGTGCCGAGACCCGGCACCGTGGTGCCCGGCGCGGTCCCCGCGACGTGCATCTGGAAGGGTCCGAACGAGGTCCCCGAATCGCCGGTCTTGCCCGAGCGTCCACCCTCGGTGTCGACGACGTGCAACGCCACCTTGGGGTCGAGACCCCGGGCTATGGCTCCTTGGGTGATGTAGTCGGTGTAGTCCGCCACGTCACGGCCCGGCCGGCCCTTGCGCCGCAGCCTTTGCAGCGATCGCGGCGATCTGTTCGTTGTAGGTCTTCAGCGTCTTCTGATCGGCGTCGCTGTAGCTGCCGTCCAGTTGCGCCTTGATGGTCGAGATCTTGGCCCGCACCGCCGAGATCTGCAGCGCCGCGTCCTGCCGTCCGGCTTGCTGTAGGGAAATCTGGATCCGCTGCTGCTGATTAGCGAGTTCCGCCTGCTTGTTCTGGTTCGATATGTCCTGACCGCGCCGGCGCAGATCATTCGACGCATCGGCGATCTTCTGCCTCGCATCGATGTTCATCTGCGTGATCTTCTCGCGGGACTGAATCTGCTGACCGGCAACATTCTCGCGCCCGGCAATCTGTTGTCCCGCGACGTTTTCGCGTCCAGCAATTGCTGCAGCTTGACGCTCTCCAGCCGCAGTCGTCGTCATCTGGGTGTTTTGCAGCTTGAAATCGCCGCCGACCAAGGCGCGCAGCAATGCCCCGGCCTGCTGCTGCTGCACCTTGTCGCCTTCGGAGAGTTTTGAGAGGTCGACCACGGCTTCGTAGATGTCGGCCTGGCTGGTGCCGGGAGGCGCCAACCGCGCGATGCCCTTCGCCAGACTCCCGTAATCCATGGTCTTGAACATCGAGGAGATGTCCATCGTTTGGCCGCCGGGAAACACCGCCTGCACGCCGCCGCCTCCACCGCCCGAGGTTGGCGTCGTGTCGCCGGATCTGGACGGCGTCGCATCGGATGTCCGCGAAGGCGTGGGTGTTGGAGTAGGCGTCGTGTCGCCGTTTTGCTGCGGCGGGACTGACCCGGGTGGAGGCGGGACTGTCGTGCCGATCGGCACTCCCGAAGCCGGTGTTCCGGCTTGCGCTCGAGGCGCCGGTATGGGTGGCGCGGCGGTGTCTGTGTCGCCTCTATCGGTTGGTGCCGGCGACAGTTGCGGCTGCCCGGTCGACCCGGCAGACGGCAATCCGGTGGTGGCGCTGCCGCCGGCCTCCTCGGGTGTCGGCATGCCCGTCAGATAGCGGGGATCCTGAAGCAGGGGGAGGTTGATGTCGCCAAACCCCCCGGGAGAGAATGCCGGGGTTGTGGTGCCGGGCGTCGGTCTTGGCGCAGGAGCAGCGGAGCCGCCATTGGGCGTCGGCGCGGGCGATGCTGCCGGCGTCGTGGCAGCACTAGGCTGCGGGCTGAAAGCCGGCGATCCCGAGGCCCCCTGCAGCGGGTTGATGTTGGTCTGGTTGTTGAGAAGGCCGGCCTGCAAGGCCAGCGCCGCCAACCCTTGCGCGTTCTGCTGGCGCTGTGCCTGCTGCAGCGCGAATTGCTGGATTGCTTGCTGCAGGCCCTGGCTCCTCGCCTGGTTGAAGCCCTGCACCAGGCCGCCGAGACCGTAGCCGATATTAAGCGGGATGCCGGGCATGGTCTTCACCTCGGTAGACGCGTTGCCAATCCATCTTGGGGCAGAAGATGCCCAGCGCCATGCACAAGGGGTAGAGCACCGCGGTCACCGCGGCGCCGCGCAGGAGTTTCCGCGCGCCCCGGACACCTTTGTGCGCGGCGATATTCTCGGCCCGCCAGCGGAAGACCGCCTCGTTGAAGCGCGAGTAGAGCGAATTCGGGTGCCGGCGCAGGTGCCTCACGGTCGGGATCGCCCAGAGGTAATAGCCGCGTTTGACGCTCTCGGGGTAGGCGGCAAAGACCGGGGCGCCGACAACCCACCAGCGCCTCGGCATGCGCCCTTGCTGCACCAGCTCGGTGCAGATGATCCAGGAAAGCGCGCTGCCGATGCCGCCGAACAGACCGCCGAAACCACCGCCGCCCGCCGCGGCGCCCGCACCGCCAGCCAGACCACTATCAATAGCCCCGGTATCCACTGCCGCCGTGTCCAAGGCAACATTGCCGGCGGTGGTGCCAGCTAACGCACCAAGGGAACTCCCGCCCAAGCCGCCCAGTAACCCGCCGCTGCCAAGACCAAGCGCGCCGCTCAAGCCTTGATTGCCGAAGAGCAGGTTGGATCCGAGGCCGAGCGCCGACCCCAGACCCGCCGCCGACTGCGCCTGCTCGTTGAGCCCCAACGCGCCCAACTGGCCCGAGAGGCCGGAAGCTGCCTGCCCCAGGCCCAGATAACTTTGCAGGTCGTTCTGCACCTGCTGCGGGATGGTGTACTGCTGGTTGCCGATGTTGATGAGGTTGCCCAGCGCCTGCAGCGCGTTCGAGGTGCCGCTGGTCTGCGCCCCGTAAGGCAGGCCGGCGAGTTGCGAACCCTGAGCCAAGAGTTGCCCGCCTTGGCCGGTCAGCGACCCGAGACCCGCAGCGCCCGCCATCGTGCTGGTCAGCGGCTGGAACGGCAGTTGCGCGGCGCCCGCCCCGAGTTGCGCCGCCTGCGTGCCGAGCTGCCCGTACTGCGAGGCGACATTGCCGGGAAGCAGCGACGAGCCTTGCAGGATCTGACCGATCTCTTGATCGAGCGCGCCGCCCAATTGATAGGGCGCGGCGGCACCGGCGGATAAACCCGCAAGCCCCTGGCCGATCGAGGTCGCCGCACCACCCGGCAGCGCCGCCGCGGTGGTGAACGCCGGCTCGGCCGCGCCCAGGCCCTGTGCCTGCCGCGCCAATTGCTGGTTCTGCCAGTTGATGTTGAAGTTGCCGAGGTTGTTGCCGACGGTCGAGGCGCCATAAGCCGAGCCGCCGAGCCCCGCCGACGCCGCCGCGGCATTCGACTGCTGCGCCACCTGGTTCTGCAATTGGTTATAGAGCGCGCCCTGCGGGTCGAACGCGGTGCCGAGGATCTGGTTGCCGTACTGATTGAGGGCATTCGCGCCGCCGATCGCCCCGGTCATAATGCTCGGCGTTGCCGCGTTGAGCCAACTCAGCCCCTGGTTGGCCGAACTCACCGCCTGCGGGCCAAGCGCGGTATTGAGGGCGTTCACCCCGGCAAATCCCTGGTTGCCGTAGCCTTCCAGGTTCGCCTGATTGACGAGGGCGCTTTGCAGTTGCGGGCCGATGTTGTAAGCGCCGAACCCGCCGAGCCCGGAGGCTACCGCTGCCGCGTTGTCCGCGGTCTGGGTGTCGATGCTGCTGGCGCCGCTGAACATCGCCGGCAGGTAACCCTGCAATCCGCCGGATAGAGCGTTGAGGAATCCCCCCGTCTGGAACGCGGCCGGAACGCCCCCGGTCGCCGCCTCGGCGGTCTGCAGGTTCTGCAGGTAATAAGGATCGTTGGGATCGGTGACCGTGCCGGTCCCGGCGCCGCCGACAAAGGGTTGCATATAGCCGTAGGCGACCCCGCCGGGAGTGCCGGAAAAGGCGTTGGGGCCGGTGACCGTAGCCCCGGGAAAGGCGCTCGCTCCGATGCCGGCGAACTGCGGCCCGAAATCGCCGAGAAACCCGCTGGCGATATTCTGGAAACCGATATCGGCCCCCGGCTGGGCGGTCGGCTGGTAGGCCTGCGCCGCAGGGCCGCTTGCCGGGTTGCCGCTGGAGCCTGCTGGGGACGAGGAACCGCCACCGCCAAAGATACTCATCGGCGCCTCGCTTCTATCGAGCAGAGTTTATAGCACGAGCGTGTAAAGATTATCGGTATGCGAAAAACCCAATCGCTTGAAGAGCTTTTCCAGACCGTCGCGGTCTTCCCTGAAGTGGGTCTTGGAAAACATGCAGCAGCAGCGCACCTCGAGTTCGCGCAAGGCATCGAGCGCGCTTGCGATAAACCGCACCCCGGTCATTCCCCGGCGGTAGGCGGGGGAGAGGTAATAAACGTCGTCGACCGCGACGAGGGTCGATTTGTAGTGAATGTGCGGCTGGATCCAGAAACCCAGGTAACCCACCAGCAACGTGCCGTCGCGCGCTGCCCACATCTTGTAGATGCCGCTCAACTCGGCGGCGATCATCCGCTCGTAGTCGGGGTCGAGCGGGATCTCCTCGCGAAAGATGCCGGCTTCCAGGTGCGTGGCGCTCAAGAGATCGTGGATGTTGGGTTCGGCGAAAAACCGGCGCAGCGGTACCCAGCCGAAGGCTAGCTTCATAAGTGATT